GGACCAACAACGAACAAGAAGAAGCCAACCTCTGCCAACGTGAAGTTGAGCGTTTGGATGGCAAAATCCAGCGTCGTCAGGCCCACGAGGATATGATTGCGCGTCAGGCTCAGATGGGCTCGTCGTCTATCAGCGAGGCGAAAGAAGTCAACCGCGTCAACAAGTCTTTCAGCTTGGCGCGTGCTGTACAAGCTGCATCCTTTGGCAAAGCACTCGAAGGCGCTGAAGCTGAATGGGCACAGGAAGCACATCGTGAGTTCCAATCGCGCGGTTTGCAGATGTCAGGCCAAATCGGTATTCCAGGCGCTGCTTTGTTGCGTGCCTTGGGTGATGCCGACAACCACAGCGCTACGACGGGTTCAGGCGCTGGAGCAGTTCCTACGAACGTACCAGGCGTGATTGACGCTCTGCGTGCTCCAACCTTGGCCGAGCAAATTGGTACTACTGTCATCAACAACGCTACTGGCAACTTGAAGTTTCCACGCGTCGCTACGAAGGCATCAGGTACAGCTGAAGGCGAGGTGGACGCTTCTGCCAATTCAGGCTTGGACCTTGACGAGGTTACGTTGACGCCAACTCGCGTGGCAGCCAAGACTTTGTATTCAAAGCAACTCATCCTTCAGGGTGGAAACCAAATCGACTCCATGATCGCACGCGAGCTTGCAGCAGGTTTGAATGCTACCATTGATGAAGCATTCTTCACGGCTGCCGCTGCTGGTGCTGGCGACATCACGACCAACGGCGCAGGCAACACTACGCTCAACGCAGCGTTGGTGTACGGCATGGAAGGCGCAGTCCTTGCGGGTCACGGTGACTTCGCACGCTGCCGCTGGATCATGTCTCCAAAAGGATGGGAGGTCTCCAAGCCTGAAGCTGCTGTTACTAGCGTGAGCGCTTTGTGGAGCAACGGATTGTTTGACGGCTTCCAAGCTAACGCCACGCCTTACCTTGTTGATACGGGTGGAGGCGCTACGGGTCAAATCCTGTTTGGCGACTTTGGAGCTTCTATGTTGCTCGCGTTCTTTGGTGGTATCGACTTGTTGGTCGACCCATACAGCAACGCTGGAACGGCACAGATTGCACTTCACGTCAACAAGTTCTACGACGCTGCCGTCCGCCAGGCTGATGCCTTGGCTTGCGCTAACGACGTAGCCTAACAACTAAACTGGGAAGCCTGGCAATAGGGCTGGGCTTCCTTTTTTTTCTCTCTCACATGAACATTGCACGACCAACATACACGACAGGCACCGACGTCGTATCGTTGTCTGATATGAAGGAGTTTCTCCGCGTGGATCACACCGACGAGGACACGACTATCACGGCGCTGTTGGACGCGGCTGTGGCTCATGTGAGCGACTACTGCAACCGTCACTTCACGGTCAGTACGCAGATCACATTCAAACTTGAGCGCTGGCGTGCTGCGTCCTTGGCGTTTGGGCCAGTGACTGGCATCACCTCTGTCAGCTACAATGACACGTCAGGCACTCTACAAACACTACACACGAGCAAGTATTACACCGAGGAACACAGAGACGGTCCATGGCGCATCTACTTCCACGACGTCCCCGACCTTGAGGACTACAACGCGCACCCTGTTACAATTACAGCAACGTGCGGCATAGCAGCTACAAGCAACGTGAAGCATGCCGTGCGTATGTTGGTGGCCCACTGGTACGAGAACCGTCGTGCTGTCGTAACAGGAGCTGTATCTGTGGAAGTTCCGATGGCTGTAACAGCCATTTTGAATAGCGAACGCATCATTGACTTGAGACAATGAACATCGGGTACTTGGATAGAAGAATTACGCTGGTGGCTCCGTCTACTGCTGTCGACTCCTACGGCGCTCCTACGGGTAGCGGGGTAGATTTGGCAACTGTATGGGCGGCTCTCGACAACAAGTCGGCCAACAACAGCGTGATCCAAGAGCAGGAGACGACGCGCAACGTAGTAACCTGGCGTGTGCGCAGCTCGTCTACTACTCGTCTTGTCACGCCCAAGTACACCATCCGCTACGGCAGTGAGCTCTACAACATTCTTGCAGTGCAGGAGGTAGGACGTAAAGCCGAGCTTCACTTCATCTCTGAACGCGTAATCTCGGAGTAATGGCTTGGAGTACACAGGCAAAGCGACGAGCCTACGATGCCCAGCGTTCGCAGTACAACCTGCTGAACAAGGAGCGTAGTACAGCAACCGTTACGGGAGCCGATAAGATATACCGACGCCTTGAAGCCTTGGCGCGTTGGTCTGTTGAGGCAGAGAACCAACTGCTTTCAATTAACAGGCGCGTCGCCAAGATTTACTTGAACTATTTGAATGCAAATATCAAGGACTTCCACAGGGATATTCTTGTTCAATTTAAAGACCGCCAAAGTATCCTCGTAGAGAAGGTCACGCTACGCAAGTCGCTTGGCATGTACCAACCAGCTCCCCCAAACACTCGCATTCTTGCTGGTCCGTTGACAAACAACATCGGACGACGCAAGCGAGGTATTGCCAAGAACGGCGACGGATGGTTTGCCCACATCGTAGAGGGAGGCGATAGCTTTGGTATCAAAAAGCGCACCGTCAATACAGGCGTATTTATGAGGGGCAAGGCGGCAACGCAACAGCGCTCTATTGCTTTGCGCGATCGCCTGCTCCGTAAGGAGTTCTCACGTTACATTAACACATTGCTACGGGCATGAAGGTAGGACTCGCACTCAACAGCCTTCTCACAGGCGACAGTGCTGTCAGCACTTTGGTAGGGAGCAAGGTATATCCAGAACTCGCACCTGAAGGTACAGCTATGCCCTACCTCGTGTACAGCGTAGTGAGCAATACGCCCAGCGACGCCAAGGACGGCACGCCTATCGACGAGGCACAAGTTGAGATTTTTAGCGTGGCCAACAGCTACGGCAACGCCAACGACTTGGCCGACAAAGTACGTGCTGCACTAGATCGCAAGAGCGCCAGCGTAAGCGTGGCACAAGGAGCGGTTGTAGTGCAGTCTATCCACTATACCAATGAAGTGACCGAGGTAAGTGCGGACCGTGGTACGTACGTATCAATTCAAGACTATACAATCAGAATCAAACGATAATGGAACCACTCGTATTTATCTCCGAAAACTGGGCAGAGCTCGTCTTGGCTATGCTCGCATTGGTTAAGGTTATTGTGAACCTTACCCCAACTGAACAAGACAACAAGGTATTTGGGTACATTGACGTACTCATCAACCTCATCATTTCAGACCGCAAAAAAACCCCTAACAACGAATAACAATGGCTACCTCTGGCATCATCAACGGCTCACAGTACACAGTCATGTTTGACTCTGACGGCGGCACTCCCGTCGTAGCAGACCACGTGACTGATTTGAGCGTATCTATTTCTACCGACACGCGTGACACCACGACCAAGAACAACGGAGGCTACCGCGCTATCCTTCCAGGCTTGAAGTCTTTGAGCGTCAACTTCACGGCGTACTACGCAAACGAAGCTACTAACGGCTTTGACGAACTGATGGCCGACTTCCTTACTGGCACTCTGCAAAATGTCAAGATTACGTCCTACGATTGGGCCAATGACACAGAGATTGCTGGTGACATGGAAATCAGCTTTGACGCTTACATCACCTCTTTGGAGTTGAGCGCAGGTACCGAGGACAACACGTCTTATACTTGCACCTTGGAGTGCGTCAGCTCCATCACCTACGCAGCACATCCAGCATAAAACATGAATATCACCCTAGATAATCAGACCTTCCCTGTGCGCGCCAATATGCGTGCCTGGAGAAACTTTGAACGAGCTACAGGCAACAAGGTTGCAGGCATCGACAGCGAGGACGTTACCATGATGCCCGAACTGTTGTACTACTTCGTTGAGGAGGGATGCCGTAAGCAAGGGATGAAGTTTGAGATGGCTGTTGACGATTTTCTAGGGTTGATTGATGTCGGTGATCTGCCAGCCGTGATGCAAGTCATTGAGGATTCTATGGCTCCACAAAAAAAAACGGAGCAGGAAACCGAGACGAAAAGCCACTTGAATGGGATGAAATAGAGGAGTTGGGGTTGGGTCTACTGGGCCTGACCCCATCAACCCTCTACGACTTTACCTTCAGGGAGTTTAGCAACGCGGTTCGCGGTCGTTACAAATCCGAGGAGCTTCTCGACAGGAGCAACTGGGAACGCGTGCGATGGCAGACCGCGTTGTTGCTTAATGTACACACGAAGAAAGGGTCAAGCATCAAAGCAAAAGACTTGGCTGTCTTTCCTTGGGAAGAATCAACAAAGAATAAGCCGCGAGACGGGTTTGCCCAGCTCAAGGCGTTAGCAGTAAAGCAGAATGGCTAAACTAGGCGATCTCGTAGTCAGGATAGGAGCAGACACACGCGACCTCAACAAGTCGCTTGGCAAGGTCCAGCGCAACATCCGCAGCATGACTGGCAATCTTTCACGTTTGGGTGAAAGCTTGTCGCGTTCTATCACGTTGCCATTGGCGGCGTTTGGAGCTGCAGCAGTCAAGAGCGCGGCAGACCTTGAAGCGCTGGAGACGTCGTTTGTAAGCTTGACGGGAAGCGCACGCGGCGCGGCTGATATGATGAATCAGCTCAACGAGTTCACAGCTAACACGCCCTTTCAAATTGAAGCAGTAGCTACAGCGGCTCGTCAGCTTATTGCATCGGGTACAGAGATTAGCCAGGTCAACGAGCAACTGCAATTCCTTGGCGACATCGCGGCCACCAGTGGCACAACCATTGACGAGATCGCGGCCATCTTTGCCAAGGTCAACGCCAAGGGCAAGGTGGAGTTGGAAAACCTCAACCAACTTGCAGAACGCGGCATTCCCATCTTCAAAGCCTTGGCCGACGCAACTGGATTGCCTGCCGACGCGTTAGGTGCGGGAGCTGTTAGCGTTGAGCAATTCAACACAGTCCTTAAGTCATTTGCAGAGGAGGGCGGCTTTGCTGCTGGCGCCATGGAGCGCTTGAGCCAAACGACTGCAGGACTGTTTAGCACGACGTTAGACAATGTGAAGCTTGCAGCTGCATCATTTGGGGAGTTGTTCTTGCCTGCAGTCAATCAGGTATTGGAGAAAGTCATCGCGTTAAGTAAGTCTTTCACTAAGCTATCACCTGAAACGAAGCGCGTCGTTGCTATCGTTGCCGCGTTTGTGGCTACCCTTGGCCCCTTGCTTATCATCATTCCAAAAGTCATCACAGGCTTTGTAGCTCTGCGTACAGCCGTCCTTGCCTTTAACGTAGCGATGGTTGCAAATCCCATACTGCTTGTTACGGCGGCAATCGCAGGCCTTGTTGCAGCTGTCGTAGGCTACACGGTGGACGCACGAGAAGCAACGCAAGAAACGTACAACTGGCGCGATGCGCTCGCTGGCGTTTCGGGTACGGCTCGCAAGATTGAGCTGCAGCGATTGATTGACGAGCAGAAGCAGTTGATTGAATTGACCAAATCATTCATCACAGTCAAGCAACGCGAAGTAGAAGCTGGAGATGACGGGAGTCTAGCTTATAGACGAGCGGTTGCTGATTTGATTCGCCTTCGCGTTACACTTCGCGATGCGGAAGGGGATTTGGTGGCAATGGAGGAGGAGTTGGCAGGTTTGAATGCAGAGACGCGCAGGACGTTTAGATCCGTTACTTTATTGGTAGGCTCCATGACAACCTTGGAGGAAATACTGAAAGACACGCGCAAGAAAACCAAGGAGGCCAAGATTGAGCTCGAAGAATTCTCTGAGGCAGTTGATGAGGTAGATGATCTTGACTTCACCTTTAATGCTGACAAAGTTGTCAAGGAGTTTGAGCGCGCAAGGCGGGCGGCTCAAGATTTCGCATACTCAATCAATCAGGCCATTGAGAGCGCTGTTGAATCCATGCTTATGGGCGTGGCGCAGATGGTAGGAGCTAGCATTGCACTGGGTCGCCCCCTGGAAGGTGTCGGCATGATGCTAGGTAATGTTTTGGCCAACCTTGCTCAGGAGCTAGGTGAGTACGCTATCGCTCATGGTGTAGCTATTGAGGCAATTAAGGCAAGTTTAAAAAGTCTCAACGGCGTGGCAGCCATCGCTGCAGGTATTGCGCTGATTGCCCTTGGAGCAGGGCTGAAGGCACGCATGCAGAAGATTTCAGCTGACGCAGGTATGCCTGCCTTACGTGAGGGCGGCCTTGCCTACGGACCTACGACGGCGCTTGTCGGGGATAACAGAAACGCAGGTATTGACCCTGAAGTTATCGCGCCATTGAGTAAATTGAGAGACATGTTGGGAGGCAATCAGGTCGAGGTATTTGGGCGCATCAGCGGCAACGACATCGTCCTTTCAAACGACCGTGCAACCCGTGACCGCAACCGATACGTCTGATGGCCAACCATATCTACGCGAAGTCTGAGTTTAGTGACGTCAACGGGTTTGACTGGCAGATCACCATCCGCAAACTGACCGACCGCGAGGACCAGCCCTACACCTTCAACGTGGGGCCCGAAGGCTTCGTCCTGACGTATGAGAACCCTGACGAGTACAACATCTTGACGGCTGTAGTACCAAGCACTGTCGAGTTCACAATGATGTTTGATCCGTCAGACCGCGGTCACTTTAGCGCTATGTATACCGACATCCTCAACGGCGAGGATGGGTTATTTGCTGTCGAGATACACAAGGATCAGGACAGTACTAACGTCCTTTGGTGGCGTGGCTACATCTTGCCCGAAGCTATCACTGTCGAGGACATCACACCCTACGAGCAAGTTGTCATCCGTGCCGTTGATGGCCTGGCTGCTTTGTCCAACGTCAAGTACGACGTGACGGCGACGGTCAATGATACTATACTCGCGCACATCAATCAATGCCTCAAACAGGTTCCATACTTGGAGCTTTATGGTGCGGCCGACAAGTTTACTACGTTCGTCGACGACTTCAAGGCAAGCAATGGGTCGCTCAGCATTTTTCCCTATTCCGTCTATATAGGCTACGTTGCATATCTAAAAGTTGCGGACGAGACCTTTCTCAACAAGGACAACGACGGCAATACACAGTTTTTTGATTGCCGTTTTGTGCTGGAGTCTTTCTGCAAGTCTATGAACTGCAGACTCTATCAATACAAAGGCCACTTTCATATCATCCCGTTGGGAGCCTTGCAAAGCGGCTCCGACTTCCTTGGGGGGTCATACTCCACCGTTGCAACAACGACGGGCGCGGCTGTAGATATTAAGCAAACCAAAAATTACGGAGGCTCTACAAGTGTATTTTTCCAAAAACGCGGATGGGTACAGACTGCGTTGCCTCCTCACGGTGAGATAAAAATTGAGCGCAACTACCAAGGCGACAAGCCTATTCTACAGCGCACCAATTACACGCTCGGCACTACGATTGAGGACGAGGATTCTTCGTACCTCGATGGCAAGCGTTTCCGCGTTAGTGGTAACTTCCTCTACCGCTTCACAGGCATCTCAGCGGGAACGACGGACAACAACCGTTACGGACGGATTAAGCTTTCCATCAAGCTGCAGCTTGGCGACAGCGAGATTACAACCTCTAACCAGTATATCTACAGGCCGTACAGCATGGGCACGACGACGTATATTCACGTCAGCGGTGACCAGTACGACAACGATTTTGCCAACAGCCTGGAACTAGGCGCCGACGCATACGGCCCTATTGAGTGGACGAATGTATCAACCAATACCTATAACCTCGTGCTGCCTTTCATCATTGACAGGGAGAACGGCACAGGGCAGACGCTGCAAGATGGCTACTACCTCAACAAGCAGTTCACCTTTGTAACTCCAGAGCTTCCTACCGTAGAACAATCGCTTGAACTATCAATTACAGCGACAGGTATCAATGCGGACGGCACGACAAACAGCGACTTCCTCGACACCAACTACGCCGACTACCAAGTTCGCAACATCAAAGTAGAATACACCAGCGGCACACAGGAGCAGGTTCTAGGTACTGTCGACATCAAAGCGACCGCTGCAGGACGTTACAACGTAGATCTTGGGCAAACAATCGTCGGTGACCGCATTGCAAGTGAGCAGTATGGTATCATCAGAACTGCTGTGATTGGTGGTACATACGAGGATTGCGACGACTGGATTTCACGCATGAGCTCAACGTCAGGTTTGAGCATCAACAAGCTCGCAGTCAATGAGCGCATGGGCTTCTACAAGCGAGGGAAAGTCATCCAGCGCGGCACGCTTGTATGTACGCGCTCCGACGAGTTTCTTACATTGCACACCATCGTCACGTCAGTACCTGACGGCTACGATTACAACGTCAGCAGCTTGCGCTTTGTAGCCAACTCACAGGAGTACGACGTGACGTTGATACGCACGGGACGCAGCATCACCGCCATCACCTTGGCGCAAGACAACGACAAGCCAAGCAAGGATGTGACAGCCAACGATCCAGGCAACGTACCAAACAACACGTTCGGCAACATCAAAGGCGACGACATCATTCAGACGGTGATGAATAACTACAACGGACGTGCTCGTGCGTATGGCCAGCAGAACTGGAGTAGCGTCTTTGGCACAGCTGGTGAACGCTTGGAATGCTACTGGACCATTGCCAACGATGGACAAGGCCGTTGGTTTGACTTCAGGGGTGAGATACCTACAGCTGGTTATGCTATCCAGCGCAGCATCTACGTCATCACCAAAGGCTTGCAGCAATCAACCGACAGTCCTTGGCAAACGCCAGCAGCTTTGCAGCCAGCACAAGGCGACAGCTTAAAGGATTGCATAGAGCTGTGCCAGGAGTACGTCAACAAGATTGGCGATCACGGGAGTTATACGTTTGTCATCTCCTACAACGAGATTGCTGTGACAAGCTACATACTTGACGCCTACAGCGGGGCGACAGCTGCCTACAGCCTACGCAAATTGCGTGAGGACTACGTGGGTGCGGCTGTCGTCGTACGTCGTAGCTCCGACAATCAGACTTCGAGCATAGGCTTTGACGCAAATGGGGACTTCAATACTACTGCGCTGTCTAGTTTTATAGGTTCGAGCTCTGCCTTTGTCACGCAGTGGTACGATCAGACAGGCAATGGCAATCACCTGATTCAATCAAGCACAAGCGCGCAGCCGCGCATTGCCTCAAGCGGTCTAATTGATACACTGAACGGCAAGCCTGCTATCTATTTTGACGGCTCAACCGATAACCTGCCTGCTGCCTCAGCCTTTGACGCAAACAGCGGAGTGAATGAGCTTGTAGTCGCTTGGGTTGGCAGCGCCGATAACCTTGCTGCAAACAATATCATTGTGAGCCAATGGGCTTCATCGTTATCTAATCAAATTTTTGAGATACAGCTGCGAGGTGATACGGACTATCTGCGTTATATGCACCGCTACAGCAATGGCACGTTGAGCACGGTAGACAACGGGTCAGCTATTACGTCAGGAGCTCAATACATTGTCGTAGGACATACGGAGCAGAACAAAAACGAAGCTTGGTTTGAAGGAGTGAAGCAGACGGGTACGTCCGTCAATGCGACGCCAGGCAACGCTACTACGTCGTTTCGTGTTGGGGCTCGTGGCGACAGCGCTATCAACCCACACCAAGGATATACGCAGGAGGTGATTGTATGGAGCTCGGCCTCTCACCTCCATACCGCATCCGACATCAGCGACGACATGAACGACTACTACAGCAGCTACTAATGGAGTGGATACTTGTAAATCAGGAGGGACTTTTGACAAGCCTGCAGCGTGCCGAAATTATTTCGCGTGAGCTGTACAACATCACGCGGCCAGTCTTTGTCCAAGCTGAACACGAAGCAGATTACAAGCTATTTGAATACATCACGCACCCCGACCGAAGAAACGACGCAGCGTTGATTGTAAATACTTCCCATGTCATCGAGGTACATCCGAGCTGTACGCTAGAGAAGCTTATTGCCGTTTTTCCTGAACTCACGATTGAGGAGCGTTTCACGTTGTCGAGCGTCATCCATCAGAGCAGGGCCTTTCCTTTTGGTCTCATTCTCCCCGACACCGTGACGGTGCGAGACGAGGCATTTATGATTGCTAACGGATGGTTTGAAG